GCGTCAATCGGCGCTCCTGCTGCGGTAAAACAATACCGCGCGGGAAGGGTGACACCACGGTTAGGTCGCGACAGTGCTGCATATGCAGTCGCGGTAACATGTGTGTGTGATGCGTCGAAGTAATACTCCGTATCCGTCGTCACTGCTTGTGCGCGATTCAGACTGCCGTACTTTGCGATAATGTATCGTTGAAACTCATCATAGTTCATTGGCCAGTCGAGCACCCCAAACAGATTGTTGAGCAACAGGACCAGCCACGTATATCGTGCCTGTCCATAGACCTTGACCGCGACCGTGTCCGGTCGTTCAAAATCTGCGACCACGTAGTCGTAGTAAGTATCTGTGACTTCTTGAATCCGCTGAGCAATACGCGCACGAGCAGTAATGTCGGTCAAAACAAACTGCGTGGGTGTGCCTGCGTCATCCCGAAACGCGTAATCAACCTGTGGGTGATATTGGAAAAAATTCACAGTAATATACTCCAAAATGGTTGTGTCGGATGTTATATCAATGGTTTGTTAGGATCTGGATAGTCTGCTTTAACAGAATTATCCTTCGAATTAGCGCGTTCGTTCGAAGAGGGGTCTTTAAGTCCTCGCCAAATGACATCTTGGTCATTTCGACCCTGCAACCGAACTTCCTTCATATCAACCGTCAGCGTCGTATCAACGGGGTAATAACGCATTTCACCATCGACAATAAACGCTACGCGGTCATTGGAGGCGTGATTGATATTGACACGTGTTATAATTGAGCGATCAATTGTGTTAATGTGGTGTTTTCCGCGATTTGTCCCTTCGCTAAACATTTGCACACGCCATTCGTATGGATATCCAATAAAATAATCACTTTCGCGATTACCCCCATTGTTATCGGTCCCAAATGATGGTAATGAATAAAACTGAAATGTGTTTAAAATTTTATCAATAGCCGTAGCTTCTTGTTCATTTCGTGGAATAAGTTTCCACGTAAATGAGTGCGTGCGGTATTTTACCGAGGTAAAAAATATGTCAGTTCGCGGGTTTGGTGTTTGACCAACAACTCCACCAATTTTTTTAACAAAACCTTCTGCAAGGTTTTTTTCAATGAGTTCTTGTCCTGCATCTATAACTGCGGTTTTAAACGTACTTGCAGCGGTGTTCGCAACCTCTGTAAGTAAATCTGTAACAGCAGATCTACCATCAGGCTGAGTTTTAAATTTATTCAAAGCGTTCGTGATGTCCGCAGTACTCAAGTTTTGTAACGCCGCACCTAAAATACGACCATACTCATCTTCACTCCAATCAAGATTTAATTCTGATTCAAGTGCCGATGGGGGAAGGTATAAACACAATTGCGGTGCACCGTCAACTGGTTTTTCCCCGGCGTCTGCGTCTAATCCCCCACGCGTTCGAAGAATGTGACGACCATTCATAACCTGAAACAACATCCACTTGTCGTATCCCCACGCACCCGTGTTGTTTTCGTGAATACCAGCGGGGTAAGATGTGACGAGGGGTTGTTGGTTCTCTGCCATATGCGGGGGTGTCCTAAATAAATAGAATGCCGTATCAGGGTATATTTATACCGCGCTTCCCCAAGAAATATGTGGGGGATGTCGGGAATATCGTCTATCGGTCAAGTTGGGAGCGCCGATTCTTTGCGTATTGTGACGAGCACCCCGGTATTCGCCGCTGGGCGTCCGAGGAGATCGTTATCCCCTACGTGTCCCCGCTCGACCAGCGGATGCACCGATACTTCCCGGATGTCTGGCTGGAGTCCCAGACCCCCGACGGGGTGAAGACGTTCTTGATCGAGATTAAACCGAAGTCGCAGACTGCGGTGCGACCCCATAAACGAAAGAGTCGCAAGCTGCTTCAAGAAGCGATGACGGTCGCGGTCAACCACGCAAAGTGGGATGCGGCGAAAACGTTTTGTGCGCGACAGAACTGGACGTTCTTGGTGCTGACGGAAGAACACCTGTTTCGGAGATTTGCGTAATGCCTGCGGTCAACATTTTCACGTTGCTTCACAACCGTGTGATGAAAGACGGCACGTTGTCCGAGCAAGAGCAAAATGCGCGGTATTGGTTTCGACGGTATCAACGCGCAATTGAAAAGTTTTCGATGCCGACGCGAATGTCGTATCAGCAGGTGCGCGACCAGCTTCCCGACAAACGGGTGCTGCCAGCAAACCGTGCGGTGCCCGGACACTTGTATTTTTTTCAATATCGCGCATCGCTTACGCGACCGCAAGAGTATTATGATGCGCTGCCATTTGTATTAGTTACAAGCGTATCTGCGTCAACGTTTGCGGGATTGAACTTTCATCATCTTCCCTATTACGACCGCGCACGGTTAATGGATGCGCTTGTACAAACACAGACTATTGACCGCGCGGATACGTTAAAGACGCAAATTTTGGTTACGCCGGACGAATTAAAGACAACAACTAAATATATAGCATATCGGGGATGCTATCGGTCGTATCGAATATCCCGTTTACAAAGTCCGTTATTGCAGGTCGGTGAAACAGAGTGGGCGTCGGCGTTATTTCTTCCCGTGGCGCTTTTTCGTGGAGCAACTCAGTCGCGCGCATGGGAGCGCGCGCTCGACCGCATCGAACACGAGGACTAGATGGATATTGAAAAATTTTATAGCACGGTTATTGGTTCAACAATCAACCCCCAACGTACTGCATTTTTTTTAATGAAGATGGACTTGTCTCCGTTAAACGTATTGCGGTCTCCGTTAAATGTAGATTATACGGATGATATGCGGGACGCGAACCAGCTATTGCAACAAGGTCTTGTGTGTTCGAACGTGCAGTTACCCAGTCGTGAGTTTCAAACATCGGATCTGACTATTTACGGGGTTGAAGAAAAATATCCAATTTTATCTACCTTTGTCGATTTTACGTGCGAATTTTATACACCGTTACGACCGCATCGCAACGGATATCGAAATAAAGTATCGGCCGCGCTTCATCATTGGCAAGACGCAATACAGCCGTTGCAGCAATCTTCACGTGACCTCGCTTACATTGAATCACCGCCAGAAATTACTGGTCTTAATTTTAAATTTCCAGATGCATATCGACTTGCTCAAGGTGTGCGAGTTGAACAATATAGTTCCTCTGAGTCGACAATGAGTGAAGTTGAAACACTTAGTGTTGATCCCGGAACTGATACATCTAATCGTCGTCGAAGAATATTCAGAACGGCTATTTCAGCAGGAGACATATTTAAAAAACAACCAACATTAGTGTATTATTTTTACAATGTATATCCCATCCGAGTAGATTCCTCTGCCCTTGACTGGAGTGACGTCGATCAGTTTGAACGCGTACGGGTATCGTTTGCGTTTACGCACTGGACGGTTAAAAAAATAAGGAGTACACCCGATCCACTGCCAGTGCAAACGGCCGCAGAATCCGCACAATTTACTACGTCAGTACCGGGAATTCCTAAGTCCACACTAACCCCCCCACCCCCACAAGGGTCCGTGCAAGATCCTGAATAACCGTGAGGAGCGATGAGATGAGTTTACCAAAAATTGCATTACCTGAATATACGGTGCAGTTACAGAGTGTTAAAACACCGGTTCGTTTTCGTCCGTATGTCGTCAAAGAAGAAAAGATTTTTTTAATTGCCAAAGAATCTAATGATGTTGCGGACATGGAGCGTGCAGTGCGACAGGTGTTGAAAAATTGCACTTTTGGTGCCGTTGATATTGATGCGCTCCCGTCGTTTGATTTGGAGTATTTGTTTTTGCAGATTCGTGCAAAGTCGGTCAATAACGTTGTAGAGTTAAAGTATCGGTGTCAAAAATTTACGGATGACACAAACACTTCACGGTGTGGGACTATCAACACAGTATCAATTCCGTTAGATACTATTCAGGTCTTTGTTGACCCTACGCATAAAACAACAATGCAATTAAACACGGATTTGCACGTGGAGCTGCAATATCCAACTATTGAAACAGTTGCAAACGTGTTGCAGTCCGGAAAACCATTAGAAGAACAACCAATTGAATTATTGTCGCGCGTAATTAAAACCATCGTTCAAGCAGACGGCACGGTTTTTGAAACTAAAGATTATACCACCGCAGAGCTGGTGGAGTTTGTGGAGTCATTATCATTACCGCAAATTGAACAGATACAGACGTTTTTTACGACGATGCCAAAGCTGACCTATGACACTGAGTTTGTCTGTGAAAAGTGTGGGCATCGTGAACCGTTACATTTTGAGGGTATTGCAGATTTTTTCGACTAGGGCAAAGCCATGAGACTTTGCCCAACCATTATCAGATGAATTTTGCTCTCATAAAACATCATGAATTTTCATTGACTGAACTTGATGCGATGATGCCATTCGAGCGCGATGTCTATGTGCTTTTGATACGACAGTGGATTGAGGAAGAAAAAGAACGAATACAGCAACAACAAGCGCAGCACCGATAAGGAACACAACCCATGGCACTTCCTATTCCAAACGACGACCCTTTTGACGCAGATGTGTTTGCTGACGCCTGGAAACAAGCAAGTCGGCGACGGCGCGCGGGTTATTACGCCACGCGCATGCGACAGAGCACCGCAAGCAACCTGTCGTCAATGGAGAACCCGTTGCTTCGCTTGTCTGGATGGTTATTAAGCCGACCGGAGCGCATTGCAGCTCGCAATAGAGACTTTGCGAGCATGTATCCCTCAATAGACCGTGGGAATACAGGTATTAGTGTGTCACCGTTGTCTCAAGGTACTGCTGATAGTGTGTCATCATCAGAGGTAATCAATACTTTAAACGTACACACGGAGTTACTAACATCCATCCACGACACGTTATTGGGACAACGTCAAGATGATAAGGACCGATATAAAGAAGAGAGCGAGCGTGCGGAGCGGTTGAGTGAAGCGCAACAGCTCGGGTTGCCTCTGGAAAAACCAAAACTTGAAAAAGAAAATTTTCAAGAATCTTTTGAAGCTGGTAATAATGGCGGAATTGGCGGATTTTGGACTGGAGCTATGTTCGCCAGGTACGTACCCAGATTGATGAGATTCGCCACACCACTTCTTGGTCTGATGGGTAAAATTGTTTTAATTATGGGTGGAGTAGCCGCATCACTTTATGGTATTAAAGCAGTACTTGAAGGCCTGCTTAATTTGTGGAACAACGCTACAAATAAACCACCGGGTGGCACACCGGTTGATCTTAACGACGAGAGTGTGAAGAACATACTTCGCGATAGACCAGTTGTACATTTAACTGATCAGCAGCGCGAAGTCCTACAGCGCGCGTCTGAGTCTATGATGAAGTCAGGACGTGTACCATCACTTGTTACGAGTTCACCCAGACGGATGACACCGATGCCGATGGTATCGCCTGTTACAAGTTCACCCAGACGGATGACACCGATGCCGATGCTATCGCCTGTTACAAGTTCACCCAGACGACAGCGACCTGAAAGTAGTTCCTCTACAGCGTCTAGCATGTTCCGTGAGCGTTTGAAAACTAATGAAAATGCAACACTTATGACTGCAACTTTTGCCAACGAATCAATACCCGGTGCTCGCGTTCACTTTGTGAAAGGCTTGCCTCATATTGGTTACGGGCATTTGATTGACGAAAATGATATGAAAGAAATACAAAAAGGAATTGACAACCCAAGCCTACAAGAAATTCCTCTACCCCGAACACCATACAAACTTAAAAAATTTGGTGCTCAGCGTTCACGCACAAACATAACTAATTGGGGAATTACAAAATCAGAGGCTGACCAATTATTTGAAAAGGATTATTTGAAAGCGGTGCAAGCGTCACAACAAATACCCAATTTTGAAAAGTATCCACTAGAAGCTCAACAGTCGTTTATTGAAATGTCGTTTCAACTAGGTTCTGAGTGGTTTAAACAAGGCAACGAAAATTGGTCGGCTGGGTTACAAAAAGAATTAGAAGAAATGAATCTTAATGCACTGCACGCACGATTTTCAAAATGGAAGGTTGCTACAGAACAAACACCCGAGCGGTGGCGAGAACATGTTCTTCCGGGGTTTGTGTCTCCCCCACGAGTTGCGACTGATAGTATGTCAATTGAAGGTATTACACCGTTGCGAGACGCAACGCCGGTAATGGAACTAAGTCGAAGTTTTGGTGCAGGTGCAGCTTCGCAGATCATTTATAACAATAATGTGGTTGCGCCGCAAAACACGATGGTCGGTGGGGGACAGTCGACACTTATTCCAATTCCGATTATCACGCGAACGGAATCGTTGGCGCCGTATTTAGCAGTAAACGCAGTGTAGTTCTACGACCGTAGAAATGTCTTAAAGGAAGGCACGGACGGTGATTCTTTCACCAGCAGGTCAAGCTGTTCGGTGTAGTCATCGTCCGAGTCTTTCCCCCAGACGCGACCTTTGTTCTTCTTGACGCACGCTCCGCAGATACGATCACCGCGCTTGAGTTCCGCCGGGGAGAGCTTTTGACGACACTGTTGACAGTTGGGATTCTTCTCCCATGCTTCAATAATATCGGTGGGGGCAAACGCACGGATGACATGACCTGCATACGTTTGCACGGCCAGTGTCGCTGTCGGATACTTTTTCCGACCAAGTCGTAATGCGCGAGTCACTTCCGACGGACGCAGGTTCCACATTTGCCAGACAACTTCATGTTGTGGGGTAATCGCAATAACATCCAGACCAGTACTTTCTTCAAGCGGCTGTTCATCACCTTGTCCCGGTGTGTCACGCTTGTAGATATTGGTCAATGAAGACGTACCCCACTCGCGATCCGCAGACGTGTCTGTCGATTCGTGTTGGGTCTTCCACCCACCCCCGCGCTCCTTATACCATTTGGCTGCCCACCCGTTGGCATATGCGCTCGGGTAAACATCAAACCGCTTCTTCGCTTCGGCTTTTGCACGCGACCAAAGACCGGGGTTTGTGGGGACGTTCTCTTCGGTGATACGGTTGCTGACAGGACGCGGGGGGTTTCCCGTCCCCTTTCGGTTAGTCACGGGATCCTCCGCCTTCTTGCGCTTGACGGCATTCGCAATCGCGTCCTTGCCGCCTTGTGCGCGAAGTTGTGCAGCTTTTTGCGTCGAGAGACATTTGGGTTTGCCTTCACCGGCGCCGCCGCGGTCTTCCGCATCGCCACATTTACCGATGCGTTCACCTTTGGTGTTGTAGCGGTCCCATCCACCACCACCGACGCCACCGGTTTTCCCGGAACCGAACCACTTGCGGAGATCTTCGCGCATATACGGTATTTAGAGTTCTGGAAAACAGGAGAGGTTTGCGCGTTGCTTCAGGATCGCGACACTACCTTTAGTAATTGGCGCAATATTATACGGCGACTTGGTGCGGACACGAAAACTCATCTCAAACGTGAACTGATACGCCCCGCCACCCTTACTCTGCACCCGAGCACGCCAAATTGCGGTTGCGGAGTTTGCAAAGCGAGGGACATGTTTTAACTGCAAGGGGTTCTGTGTCCCAAACAAGTAAAACCCGTGTGTGCCAATATTGACGTAGTATGTAGCTTTTTTATTATAGTATTGTTCAATTTTTTGTGAAGGAATTTCTCCCTTCAATTCGGGAAACATTTTGTGGTCTCGTTCATATTGCTCGCGACCCGTCGCAGCACCAACTCGTGCGCGCCATGTGCTGTCTTGAAACGCTTTGTCGATTTTCCACGGCGTGTGTTTCCATCGCTTCCCAATTTCGTCAAACAGTTTGACGTAGTTCGCCAAGTCGCGAATAAACAATTTTTCTTTTTCGTCAGGCTTAATATCTCCGAACCCCCACTTTTTAGTTTTGGGGTTATACTTCATCACCAACGATCCGGCGGACGCGTCCGTAATTTTGAGTTCGCATCCAGCGGGTTTGCGTTTTCCATACTTCAACACGAGGTCTGGTTGGTCATGTCCTGCACCTGCGGGCACAAATCCCGGCGGAACCAAACCCATAGGTTTCAAGAACTTCGCCGTATTTTGTTCGTACACAAACCCTTGCTGTGCCATGATAGACCTCGTCTACTGATATTTAGCGCACCTAAATACTACTATGGAACTGCCACAGGACTACAACCCGTCGTTGACGTTTGAGAACACCAATACGCTGTACGGCAATCACTACAAGTTTGCAATTGACCGACTGCCGGATTTGACGTTCTACGTCCAGTCCGTGCAGACCAGCACGGTCACGGGTGAACAGCTTATTCAACCGAATCCGTTTGCAAACATTCATCATCCGGGTGAGAAACTGCAATTTGGCACCATCAACGTGTCCTACTTGATTGATGCAAACTTTAAGAACTATTTCAGTCTCTACTATTGGATGAAGGGGTACGGGTTTCCCCACTCGTTTGACGAAGTCGTCCAGTTCCGTGCCAAGCAAAAAACGCTAATCGGCAATGTTCGACCGACCGTGCATAACGTGGAGACCACCCACGCGGTGCTTTCGATACTCACACCGGACACGAGCGCGATTATCGCAGAGATTCATTACGACGGTCTCTTCCCCACCGAACTGTCGGCGCTGCAATTCCAAACGACAGACAGCGATGCGCCGTTGCTCTCCACCTCATGCACCTTTTCGTGCTCGACCTTTGATATTAAATTGACAACGTCCGAGTAATCTGCTATACTCGTGACCATGACTCTTGATGCGTACTTGACTGAATGGGAACACGATGCGGCGTTTGAACTGACCGCGCTCGATACCGCGGCGCGTCAGACCCCGCTGCTCCACGCAAAATGGTGGCGCTACTACAGTCAAGAACGTCTGCGCCTCAAAAAGGTCGACAGCGACTATAAACTGCTGTATCGCCAGAAGTGGGAATACTTCCTCGGAAAGATGGATGACACGGAACGTGAACAGCTCGGCTGGCCACCGCAACCGCTGAAGATCCTCTCGCAGAACGTCGCCATTTATCTGGACGGTGATTGCGACCTTCAGGCGCTGGTCAAGAAGCGCGTGTACGTGGAAGAATTGCTCCGCTTCCTCGAAGATGTGATCAAGCAGATTCACAATCGCAACTATCAAATCAAAACCGCGCTCGACTATTTGCGTTTCGCGCAGGGTGAACTCTAAGCACATCGCATTTCCTGCACCCCTAAATACCGGTATGACCATTGTACCGGTGAACGACGTGTGGGTGCGTGTTGACGCAGAACCGGCGATTCTCCGCGAAATTAGCGATCATTTTACCTTTGACGTGGATAACCATAAGTTTATTCAACGTCAAACCCGGTATCGTGGCTGGTCGGGAAAAATCCATCTCTTCAAACTCCAAAAACAAATTCTCTATCGCGGTCTAGTGCCGCGGCTGTTGGAGTTTGCCGCGCAACAAGGCTACCCCGTCGAGAATCGAGTGCCGGATCCGACACCGGTCTGTGCAGACATTCCGGCGTGGATTGCTGCGCAAACACTTCCGGTGGCTCCCCGAGACTATCAAGTCGCCGCGGTTCATACGTTACTGACGCACCAGCGCGGGATCGTTTTATCGCCGACCGGTAGTGGAAAGTCCCTCATCATTCATCTGGTCACCGCCGCAGTCAACGCACCAACGCTGATTGTGGTGCCGACGACGGGGTTGGTCGCGCAACTGTCCAGTGACCTGCGGTCCTACGGGTGTCCTGCTACCGATATTCAAAATATTCACGCAGGACTGCCGAAAGCGCAACAAGCGCGGATTGTATTAAGCACGTGGCAAAGTATCTACAAACTACCTCCCGCGTACTTTGCCCAGTTTCAGTGTGTGATTGTTGACGAGGTGCATCTTGCGAAAAGCAAGTCGCTGTCACACCTGCTGGAAAAATGTGAAACGGTGCCGTATCGGTTTGGGTTCACCGGAACACTCGACGACACGCAAGCACATCGTCTGGTACTGGAAGGGTTGTTTGGTCAGGTCACTCGGGTGACGAGCACCCACACGCTGATGGCGCAACAGCACTTAACCCCCTTGCGCGTCAAGATGTGTGTGATACAATATGCGGAAGACCGGTGTCGGCAAGTCCGACAGTTGCCGTATCAGGAAGAAGTGGATGCGATCGTGACCGACCCCGCACGGTTGGATATTGTTGCATTAACCGCCGCGCAGTGCACGGGGACCACCCTTGTGTTGTTTAATTTTGTCGAAAAACACGGCAAACCATTATTTCAGCGACTACAAGATATAGTGGGTGACCGTCGTCCCGTGTATTTTGTGTCGGGTGACGTCGCGGCGGACGATCGTGAGCGCATTCGTCAGTGGGTCTCGGGACATACTCACAGTGTGATTGTCGCGTCGTACGGCACATTCTCGACGGGAATCAATATTCCCAATATTCATACGCTGATATTCGCGAGTCCCAGTAAGTCCAAGATACGCGTGTTGCAGTCGGTGGGTCGGTCATTACGGCTCCACGAATCAAAGACGCATGCGACGTTAATTGACTTTGTTGATGACTTTCGCGTGGGACGTCATGTGAACCATACGTTCCGTCACGGAGAACAGCGCGCGCAGTATTACGCATCCGAGAAGTTTCCGTTCACGGTAATGGAGCAACCGGTCGATGTGTGGTTGAACGTGTTGCAGAAACGACGCGTAAACCCGCCAGAATGACGCAGGAGCGACGAACGGGTGTGTCCGAATGGGTAAGGTGCGGGGATGGGTCGTGCGCGTGTCTGGCGCGGTCCTGTCCCCCTACGGACACTAGATTGATTTAAATTTATTTTAGACTTGATTTTAATTAAGTACTTATATAATATAAGATCTTAAGATCTAGATCTAAAGATCTTTAGAACTTAAAATTTTTAAAACCGTTACCGGATTCTACGGCCGTAGATCGCCCGACATGCGAAGACACGGTGAAACACAAGATATAGTAGGTGGTCTGTGCGTATTTTGATGTCATCCTATCGACTGGATTATTCCGGTGTTCCGACCTATACATGGACGGTCATGCGTGAATTACAGCGACGAGGACATGAGGTACGCGTCTATGCCCCTGAAGGCGGACGATTCGCGCATGCGTTTCCGTGGAGCACGGAACCGCCTCGAAATTGGCGACCCGATCGTATTCTTGCACAGCACACCCCCTGTGCGTATGCGCTCCGCGAGGCGTTCCCGACACAGCCGATTACCTACATCTGTCATGGCGTTCTCCCTGATATCGACCAACCGCCAATTGACGCGTCGATCACGCAGTGGGTGTCAATAAATGAGCAGGTCACCGCACATCTGGTGTCGTGTGGCGTTCCCGCAGAACGGATTGTGCTCATCCGGAACCTGATTGATACGGACCACTACTATCCCTTGCGGGTACCCTTACGTGAGACCCCACAGGTATTGTTTGTGAGCAACTACAAAAAGTGGCTCAACTATGGTCGGTTATCCAAAGCGTGTGCCGCGCTCGGATGGTCACTCCATGCGGTCGGGTCGCCGTATCATCAAAGTCGCGATATGGTGCGCGATATGAATAATGCGGACTTGATTGTGTCATGGGGTCGTGGTATACTTGAAGCTATGTCCTGTGGTCGCGCGGTGTGTAGTTTGGATAAAAGCCCGCCAGCTGGCGATGGGTATCTGGATGAAGTCGGGTACTATCATAGTCGTACCCATAACTTTTCGCATTTTGTGTCTGGTGATTGTCGATACGAAAATATGCATGTGGAACTGATTATTGAAGAATTGCGTCGGTATGCCCCAATGGACGGGGTGCGTAATCGGCACTTGATCGAAACCTATCACGATGTGCGCGATGGCGTTGATGCGCTGTTGCACGCGTCGTCACAGTAAAGGGTTAGCATGGCGTCTCCTACCGAACATTACGTTGACAACGACAAGTTTCTTCGCGCACTCATTAGCTATCGGCATAAATGCAAGCTCGCGAAGAAAAATAAGCGGTCAAAGCCGCGCGTACCGGAATATATTGGCGATTGTTTTTTGAAGATCGCGACCGGTCTGTCGACCAAACCCAACTTTATCAACTACACCTTCCGTGAAGATATGGTGGCGGATGGGGTGGAGAACTGTTTGGTCTACATGCACAATTTTAATCCGCAGAAGTCCAAGAACCCGTTTGGTTATTTTACCTCCATCATCTACTATGCGTTTGTGCGTCGCATTCAGCGCGAACGCAAACATACCTATCTCCGCTATAAACTCATTGAAGACGCGGTGCATCAGGGGGACACGCGCACCCGCATGAACGAGCACGGTCATTATCATGTCGATGGTACGATGTTATCCTATGACAACGTGCAGGAATTTATTCAACGCTACGATGAGTATCGCAGTCGACGACAGAAAACACGACGCGCGTCTGCCCAGGCACAAGGAGTGTTTCGCGTATGAGCATGGTGGCAATTGTCACGGACACCCACTTCGGGTGCAGAAACGACAACCCCGTCATGCATCGGTGGCAGGACCGCTTCCTGACCGATGTCTTCTTCCCGACGCTCGACGCGCATGACATCACCACCGTGTTGCACGGGGGTGAC